TAGACTTTCCTTTCGGAGAGTCTACAAGAACACCACTACATGTTCGGATTCGTCATCCTCCCCCCACGGACTGAATAACTCCCGTGCTCCTTGAGTGCGGAGACAGTGTTCCGTGACAGTGAAAGCCTGTGACCATAATACAGAGAGTGCCATGACGGAAAATCAATATTCCTTAATAAAGAAATATCTCCAATGGTTATCAAAACATTGGATAGATATCCATCACGGTTCCCCACATATAGACTACTTTGTTGCGAAAACTCAACTGTGGCAGAAAAACCACGGGGTTGAACACACAATCGCCATTATAAAGAATATAAGGCTTCATGTGATTCGCTACTTAGCATCGGACCCACTATTTAAATCCAAGATTAATCTTGGACTAAATAAGAAAGGTTTACCGAAGAAACTAGGTCCATTAATGGGCCTAGTCCTGTCTGGCGATCCCAAAGATAGAAGGCTTCTGTTGACCATCTTAAATATTTCAAGATGTTTTCCAGAGAAATTGTATAAGGAGGACACCAAACCCATTACAGATCCTTGGTTAGGTAGTGAACCTAACTGGGGTGAGTATGGGTATGAGGTATACCAAGCGTTAACATTACTTGGTCTCCAAACACAATCGCCTCCTCCTCAATGGAGAGATTACCACCTTTCCCTAAAGAAAGGACCTAATGGACAGGCAACCTTGTCATCGATTACCGATTTATCTTACATAGATGATGAATCTATGCAGGATCTAATCACATTAGGAGGATCCTCTTTTGCCCAACAGATCAAAGCGCTTAAACACGCTATGAGCCCTTCACTATGGAATGAGAAGCTTAATACCAAATCCAAAAATATTACTGGAAATGGTAGAAAACTTGTATCAATCCCAGATAAAGAAGCAAAGACACGTGTCATTGCAATCTTTGACTATTGGTCTCAAGATGCTCTAAAGCCACTTCATGATTTTATCATGAGATTTCTGAAGAGTCTTAAGGCTGATTGTACATACGATCAGACAAAAGCAATTCCTGATAAAGCGCCTGGTCACAAATACTATAGTTTTGATCTCAAGAGTGCCACTGATCGATTCCCGATAGGGTTTCAAGAAATGGTTCTTGGGGTTATTTTCAATAGTACATATGCGGCAGCCTGGAGAAAGGTGATGGTTGGAAAACCATTCACAAACCCGTGGACTGGACCTATCCATTATGGAAAGGGACAGCCTATGGGAGCTTTATCCAGCTGGGCGGTTTTCACACTTTCACATCATGTTATTGTATACATCGCATGTATGCGATGTGGAATACAATCTAATTTCGATAAATACTATCGATTATTAGGCGACGACATCGTCATACTCCATAACGGTGTTGCCAAGGAATATCAGAAAATTCTTAAGAGTTTCGAGGTTGACATCTCGTCTCATAAGACTCTGATTTCCGATAACATGTGTGAATTTGCCAAGAAACTATATGAGAAAGGTAAAGATATATCAGGAATCCAATATTCTTGGATCCTGAATAAGATATATTATTGGACGATTACCGAAGAAATTTATGGTATCGCCGATAAATTATCTTTATCCTCACATGTAGTGGGACCCCGGGGTGTTGCTCAACTTCTACCCTTACTGAACCTCCCAATGCGATTTAAAAGTCACATTGGAAGAATGTTTATGTTACCACGATCAGACGAATCTGATCAAGTAGTAAACTATAAACTGATCCAACTTTTTAAAGAGTTAGATCTCCCATACGGATGTAATTTCCGAGATCACAGTAAAGTTACTGTGGTCAAGGCTATTATGGCCGATATGGTATGTAAGAAGTTAGAAGACTCCTTGAGACCGATCGCTAATGAAATTGGCGATCTGCGAAAACTCGCAGCAGAATGTACCAGAACTTTAGATACATCTGTGCCTCAAGAGGTGTCCACAAATACTTTATTACGATATATCCCACCAGTAAAACTGGGAATGGATATGTTGACTAAAGGTAAAAATATCCTAAGTCAGATCGTTGACCAAGATTATTCAATGAATGACCTTTTGGGCCATCTTGGTAGTAATATACTTATGTCTCCAACTCGTGTTTTCCACGAGAAGGAAAGCATACGTATCTATCATGACCGAGCCGACCTCCTTAAAAGGATGGTCCACTACTCCAAGTTATATTCTGGATTAATGCGGGAAGCATCACTAAGTGATGGTTCCGATGAAGCTCAATCTAAGCTATTTCAAAAGCAGTGGAGTGTGCTTCCAAGTAGTCGCCGTAACACGGTCATGGTGGGGTATCCTAAGGTTTAACTTAGAATTCCATTATGCCGCTATCATAGCAGGCTAATTGTTTCGAAAGAAATAGTTAGTAGAGATGTT